TCAAGACGCCTGAAGAGCCTTGCGCTGACCGGCCGGAAAAATCCGCCATTGCCCGGCCCGCACCACCGCCTGAACTTCGGCGGCCCATTCCAGATACACATTCCTGATCATTTCGGCGTTGTGGCTTTCGAGGTCGAAAGCATCCGGCTTCGAGCCCCTGCGGATGCGCTTCAGAAAGCGCCTGCCGTCCGTCGTGCGCACGGCCGCCTCCCATCCGATGATCCGCTCGGCTTCCGACGCCTCGTGCCAGCATAGGATCACGTCGCCTGGATCGTAGCGCGGCGACATGCTGTCCCCCTCGACTTCGAAAGCAAAAGCCGTTGCCGGGATGGGAAAGGGCACCTCGATTTCGTAAAGGCCTTCAGGCGGGATCTGCTCAACCTCCGGCAGGATCTCGGCTCCGGCGCCGATACGCCCGACGACCTTCACGGCGCGGTTCGGCGGCGGGCCGCCGCTGCCTTCCAGAAGCCAGGCGGCCGTCGTCTGAAGCACGGGCGCCAGAGCACTCAGGGTCTCGGTGGTGATGCCACGCCGGTCGCCATTCTTCAGGGCGCGCTTGAGATTGCGGATGGCGTCAGGCTTATGCGCAGCCAGAGAGGCAGCGTGAGCCGAAAGCCCGAGAGCGGCGAGCCGCTCCTCTATTCGCGAAAGCACAATCTCCATATCCATTCCGGTAGAATGACCGAATACTTCAGCTTATGCATCCGGTAAAATAACCGTTGACGGATTAGGTAATTTTACCTAAGAACATAACATGAACATTATAGAGCTCCCCACTCCTCAGACAAGCCATTTTGAGCTTGCTCCCAAAACGCGCTGGACAGCCGAGCGGATCGCCCGGCTGGGTTTTCTCATCGGTCTTGGCTGGGACGCGAAACGTGTCGCCGAAGACCCGCTGATCGTCTCGACGGCCAATAATGTGCACCGCCAGGCGCAGCGCTTCGGGCTAGCCTTTCGGGCGGTTCCGGCCTCGCCGTTCCGCCTTCCGCCAGAGGCCAACGAGCTTTACGACATGGCTGCGACGAAACGCGGGCTCACGCGCGAAGCGCTCATGCGTATGTTGCTGATCGTGACGGCCGAAGATCCTTCGCTCATCGACAATATTCTCGACGATGGAGCTTGAAGATGAGCGCGCATGGTTTCGCCGGAGATGCCCCGGCCTTTTTTCAGCAGCCCTCCAACGCCAAAAGCTTCGCCTGGACGGCCGATGAGGTGGGCGCCAGGCTCATCAAGGCGTTTCAGGTGCTCGATCGCCTGCCGCGTGTGAAAGGCCCACGGGCGCCTGGTGGTCATTGGGTGCGCCACGCGATCGAATGGGCTGACCAACTGGCCCAGGCCGAACTGCCCGAAGCAGAACGCGAAGAGCGCGCCGAGCGGCGTAACCGCGATTTGCTGCGGCCGACGGGTGAGGATATCGAGGAAATGGACCGCGTGCTCGAATGGCTGCGCGATCTGCGTGAAGCCGACCCGGGCCTCGCCCTCGTCGCGAGTCTCTGGGCCTATCGCGCGGCGCGCCACAAGTCGATCAAGGCGCTTTGCCAGGAGCGTCATTGGGCGCCACATACGTTCTATCGCAAGCGCGCCAAGGCGCTCGATTATCTCGCGAACCTTTTGACCTCGCGCGGAACAGCAGTTTTTTAAAATGCCGGTCTTTTAAAGAATTGATGTACGGCCTGCGAGCCGCGCCAATATATATTCTCATCGAGCCCGGCTTTTCGCCGGGCTTTTTTGTTGCGTGCCGCCGAGCAGCTTTGTGCTCAGGCTTTCGAGTGTGTTGCTGCAATCATCACGTGACATCAACTCCCTGCAAGCTGGTTTTGTTGCGCATCCGGCGCATCGCGCGGTGGATTGACGTGCAACGAAATGTGAGGCCTATATACGCGCATGCAGCGGCCATACTATGCCTTGCTGCAGACACTCCTTTTCCTCTCCTTCGAACTTATGGGTGCAAGGTTTACTGCAGCGCAGTGATCCATGCAGATTCTGTAAGAATGCGAAACGCGCTTGTGCGGCGCTTCATTGACCTGCAACGAATTGTAAGAGATATATACGCGCATGCAGCGGGCGCATCATGCGCATTTGAAACAAGCTGATATTGAAGCCGCTGCGGAGGTTCAACCTCCAGCTATGCGAACCCCGTCTCACTAGGAAAATTTATGGTCTGCTTCAGTCCGGAGCAGGAGGCAGCACGCTGTCTCCTCGAAGGTCGACAAAGATTTACATGCCTGGCCGGAGGAACGCGCTCCGGAAAAACATTTCTCATTGTGCGCGCCATCGTCGAGCGGGCCTTGAAGGCTCGCTATTCACGTCATGCGATCTTGCGGTTTCACGCCAATGCGGCGCGGGCTTCGATCGCGCTTGATACTTTGCCGACCGTCATGCGGCTTTGCTTTCCGGGTGAAATCCTCAAAGAGCATCGCCAGGATCGCTTTTTCGAATTTCGAAACGGCGCGCAGATCTGGATCGGCGGCCTCGACGACAAGGATCGCGTCGAGAAAATTCTGGGTCTCGAATATTCTACGGTGTTTTTGAATGAAGCCTCGCAGATTCCTTATGCTTCGGCCTTGATTGCCTTCACGCGGCTTGCTGCTGTCACTGATGGTCTTTCGCAATGCGGATTTGTCGATCTCAATCCGACGGTCAAAACACATTGGACGAATATGTTGTTCGGCGACAAGCGCGATCCTGTTTCACGAAAGCCATTGAACGATCCGGAAAATTACGCGCGCGCCTTTTTGAATCCACGGCATAACGAGGCCAATCTTTCGAAGGAATTTCTGGCAAGCCTGGCCAATCTGCCGGAGCGTCAGAGAAAGCGTTTTTATGAAGGTCTTTATGTCGACGATAGCGACGATGCACTTTGGACTTACGAAATTATTGAAAGCAATCGCTGTCTGCCGGACGCAATCACTGAGGACGATCGCCGCGCTGTTGTCGTGGCGCTCGATCCTTCGGGGGCGTCCGGCAGTCACGATTTCGACAGCGATGAAATCGGTATCATCATCGCCGCTCGCGGCGTGAGCGACGACTGTTACATTCTGGCGGATAGATCCTGCCGCGATTCGCCAGCAGCTTGGGGGCGGCGTGCCGTCGTTGCCTATCATGAATTCAAGGCAGACTGCATCGTCGCTGAATCGAACTTCGGTGGTGAAATGGTTCGGGCAACCATACAGGCGGCTGACCCGAATGTTCCGGTTCGCCTTGTCACCGCAAGCCGTGGCAAGGCGGTGCGCGCTGAACCCATATCCGTACGTTATGCGCAGCGGCAGGTTCATCATGTGGGCCGCTTCGAGAAACTCGAAGACCAGCTCTGTGCCTTCACTGGCGCAGGTTACATGGGGCCAGGCAGCCCCGATCACGCGGATGCGGCGATCTGGGCGCTCACATATCTTTTCGGTCAGGATGATGGAACCGCCATCATCGAATTTTATCGGCGCGAAGCGCAACGCCACTCATAAGCGACAGGATTCAAGCGATGAATGATCGTGCCGCGGGTTATAAAAGTTGGAGCCTGAGCCCGACGGACCTGCGTATCTCTTATGCGTCTTTTAAAAACGACGATTCATGGTTTGGCCCGCTCGAACCGATGAAGCCTCTGGCGCCGCCTGAAGTCATCGGACGCCAGTGGGATTTTCAGGCCGGCTATAATCTGAATACGACGGCACGGCCCTATGAAGCGATTTCGTTCAACGTTCTTCGCGGCCTTGCCGATAGCTATGATCTCTTGCGTCTCGTTATCGAGACGCGAAAAGATCAGGTTGCGCGGCTCGGCTGGGCGGTTCGCAAAAGATACAAGAAGGCGCTTCAGGAAGGCGATGCCGAGCGTATTGCGCAAGTGTGTGGCTTTCTGCGGCGCCCCGACGGCCAGCATGGCTTTGCCGATTGGATGCGGCTCATTCTCGAAGATCTCTTCGTCATCGATGCGCCAGCACTATACGCGCAGCGCAATCGCGCAGGACAGCTTATTGCTCTACACCCGATCGATGGTGCGACGATCAAACCGATCATTGATGATTGGGGCCGTGTTCCGCAGCCTTATGCGGAAGATGGAGAGATGATCTATCCTGCCGCCTATCAGCAGATTTTAAAAGGCTATCCCGCAGTCGATTATGCTGCGAGCGATCTTATCTATCGCCCGCGCAACATTCGCACCAATCGTGTTTATGGATTCAGTCCAGTCGAGCAGATCGTCACGACCGTGAACATAGCTTTGCGCCGTCAGATCTTTCTGCTCGATTATTTTACCGAAGGCAATATTCCCGACAGCCTCATCGGCGTTCCGGAAAACTGGACGCCGGATCAGATATCGACGTACCAGAAATATTGGGACACTTATTTCGATGGCGATCTCGGGCGTCGGCGCAAAGCGAAGTTTGTTCCAGGCGGCGTTGCGAAAACCTTCCTGCAAACAAAAGAACCGTCGCTCACGGGGCCATTCGATGAATGGCTTGCGCGGCTGATCTGCTTCGCGTTTTCGATCTCGCCGCAAGGCCTCGTGCAGCAGATCAATCGTGCCACAGCAGAAACTCAGAAGAAGCTGGCGCAAGAAGAAGGTCTCCTGCCCATCCTTGGTTGGGCGAAAAACCTTATCGATGATGTTCTGGCCGATGAGTTCGGCGCGCCGGATCTAGAATTTGCCTGGGATTTCGATCCGGAGCTCGATCCAGCGACGCAGGAAGCCGTGTTGTCTGGCTACACGTCGAAAGGCATTCTGACGATCAACGAGGCTCGTGCCATCCTTGGCCATGCACCTTTGGCGGACGCTTCAGCTGATAGACCAATGGCGCTGACAGGCGCGGGCTATGTGGCGCTGCCGGATACTTCGAACGCTACAATGGATCTTTCGGCGGAAAAAACTTCGATCAATCCAGATCTTATTCTGTTTGAGAAGGCTGCTGCATGGGATGAAAATAAGCATCCGCGATGGCCATCGGGCACGTCGGAAAGCCAAGGTGGGCGTTTTTCTCCAATCAATAGTTCTGGCGCTTCGCGAGAAAGCAGTATTGACCGAGGGAAGCCTCAGCATGTAGCGGCGAACGGCCCTTACAAACCGGAAGGAGCCTTGTCAGTCCCTGTCGAAGGGTTGGACCCGCTGGATCCACATGGCTTAAACGGGATACCAACTGCTGAGAACAAAAAAGTATAGCAGATACGCTGACTACCATTGACAAGGGAAGCGCGGATGAGATAGCGGCCTTAGCACCTCATGAGTATACAAATTATCCGCATCCAAAAACTGGTGCTGTATTGCCGCCTAGTATTGGAGGTTATACGTCGTATACCGTTCCATCCGATGCGCGTGGTAGAGGCAATTCACGCGTGATCATCGATCATGCGTCTGGCTCAATATATTATACTAACTCGCATTACAAAAGTTTTTATCATGTGACGGCGCCGCCTCCAAATAAGTGAGATAAGCCATGCGTATAATAGATCTCGATGCAACACATTGGAAAACGTGGGAAGATTTTTATGCCGCGCTTTTGGCTGCTCTTGGAGCACCGGACTGGCACGGCGATAGCGTAAATGCTTTAGTTGATTCGATGATTTGGGGAGAGATCAATAAAATTGATCCACCTTATCGGATTGTTGTTCGTAATGTCCGAAATCTGCCAAAAGATGCTGTCAAGGAGATCTATTTGGCCCAAAAAGCCTTGGCCCAAGGGAGGGCTGATTTCCAAGCTCGAAAGGGTTATGACATCATGGTTGAATTCGATGTCGTAGAATAGAAATTGATTTTTTCCGTGTCTCCCTGTTTGACCGCCATGCATCCGCTTCGGCGGTTTTTTTATGCCCGCTATTCAAATCAATAGGAGCTTTCATGCCTGCCTTCGGCATGGTCATACCCATTACAAAAGTTGATTCCGTTCAGAGGCTTGTTTACGGGCTGGCAACGGCTGAAGTTGAAGATCGCAGCGGCGAGATCTGCGACTATGAATCGACCAAGCCTCATTATGAGAAATGGTCAGATGATATCGCCAAGTCGAGCGGTGGCAAGTCGCTTGGAAATCTGCGCGCCATGCATGGAACGATCGCGGCCGGAAAGGTAACCGCGCTAAGGTTCAACGATGACGCCAAGCAAATTGAAATTTGTGCCAAGGTTGTCGACAATGCCGAGTGGGAGAAGGTCGAAGAGGGCGTCTATACTGGCTTTTCTCAGGGTGGCACTTACGTTCGCCGTTGGGCCGATGACAAGGGATTGACGCGCTACACGGCATCGCCCAGCGAAATCTCGCTTGTTGATCTTCCCTGCCTGCCACAAGCCTGCTTCGAGATGATCAAGGCCGATGGTAGCAGCGAGTGGCGTTCCTTCACGCGCGTTCATTCGGAATCCGGCACGGACGATACGGATCTCGATCCCGAGAAGATCCAGGCTCTGCATGACAAATGCGTTGCGCTCGGCGCAGCGTGTCAGGCGCCGATGAAAACACAGCAGGCCGTCGATCTCCGCAAGCAGTTCGATGCTTTGAGCGAAACGCTCACTGAGATTCTTTTGCGCGTGAAAAAGATTGAAGCGCAGCCGATTCCTCTGCCGATTTCCGGCCGCCCGCGTGCCGTCTCAAAGCAGGAGGATGGTTACCCCGAAACGGATGAGAACGCGTTGATCGAGAAGCTTCTTGGCGACCCTCAGGCCTTGTCGCTTCTTGCCATCAAGCTCGCTCAGCGGCGTGGCAAAACGGCTTAATCATTTCGCGAACTGATCACTTGAGACAAGCGGCATCTGGAAACGGATTGCCGCTCTTCTTTTGCCCGCATTTACTGGAGACATTTTTAATGATGCTAAATATGACCGCTGATGACGTGCTCGATCGTCTGAAGTCGGCGCAGCAGCGCCCGCTTGGCGACCCGCGTTTCAAGGGTTTGCTTGGCCTTGAGAAAAGCACTTTTTCGCAAGCGAATAGCGCGACGTCTGGTCTGACTTTTTATGATCTCGATGTCGGCGCGAAATTTCTTTATCCGGTGCTGACGCCGCTTCGCAACGCGATCCCGCGCGTGTCCGGTAAAGGTGGTATCCAGGCCGCTTGGAGAGCCATCACGGCCATCAACACCTCGGGCCTTCGCTTCGGTGTTTCTGCTGCCAATCGCGGTGGTGTGATGGCTGTCACGACGCAGGATTATACGGCCTCCTACAAAGGCATCGGCATCGAAACGAGCGTCGATTTCGAAGCGCAATATGCCGGGCAGGGCTTCGACGATCTTCGCGCGATTGGCGCAAAGACCGGCCTTGAAGCGCTGATGCTGGGCGAAGAGGCCATGATTCTCGGAGGCAACAGCTCGCTTGCGTTGGGCACGACGCCGACGCCGACATTGAGCGATTCCGTGACGGGTGGTTCACTCGCGGCGAACACCGCTGTCAGCGTGATCTGCGTTGCGCTGACGCTTGATGCCGTGATGAATGCAACGTTGGCGGGTGGTATTCAGGGCCAGATCACGCGCACCAATGCGGATGGTACGACCGACACATTCGGGGGTGGCGCGGCGAAGAAGTCAAGCAATGCAACGCTCACAACGGCCAATGACGGCAATGCAACGCATGGCATCAAGGCCACTGTCGCCGCGGTTTCAGGTGCGATGGGCTATGCGTGGTTTTGGGGTACTGCTGGTTCAGAATTGCTTGGCGCGATCACGAACATCAATTCGATCATCATCACTGCGACGCCTACCGGAACGCAGACGGCGGCTTCGCTCGGCACGGCGGATAATTCGCAGAACACGCTCGCCTTCGATGGCCTTCTCTATCAGGCATTGAAGTCCGGCTCCGGTGCGACGATCCTTTCCATGCCGCAAGGTGTAGCCGGTGTCGGAACACCTCTGACGTCGGATGGCGCGGGTGGTGTCGTCGAGATCGACACAGTGCTGAAAGCCATGTGGGATAATTATCGTCTTTCGCCCGATACGATCTGGGTCAGCTCGCAGGAAGCGTTGAATATTTCGAAAAAGATCGTCGCAGGCTCTGCAACTTCGGCACAGCATTTCGTGATGGAATCCGCGCAAGATCTCATCGGTGGCGGCATCATGGTTCGGACATACCTCAATCGCTTTTCGATGCAGGGCGGCAGCGTGATCGATATCAAGGTGCATCCGAATATGCCCGCCGGTACGGTGCTGATGACCACCAGCATGCTGCCCTATCCGTTGGCGGGCGTCGGCAATGTCATGCAGATCCGCACGCGCCAGGATTATTATCAGATCGAGTGGCCTTTGCACTCTCGGCGCTACGAATATGGCGTCTATGCCGACGAAGTTCTGCAGAACTATTTTCCGCCGTCCCTCGCTGTCATCACGAATATTGGTAATGGCTGATGAGGAGGGACGATGAAATTACGTGCTCCGACAGAATGCCGCTCCGTTTTTTTTGATGGAGCATTGATCGTCATCGATGCGAAGGGTTGTATCGAAGTCGATAAGAACGTCGCCGATATCTTGATCGCTCATGGCTTCGAGCTTCTAGATGAGCAGATCTCAGAAAGTGAAGCTGAGTCTTCCATTGATGTTGCTTCGTTGAGTCGCAAGGAGCTCTTTCAATTTCTGAAAGAGAACAACGTTTCCATTTCGCTTCCGATTACCAATGAAGTCTTGAGAAATCGTGCGGTGTGCTTGCTTCAAAACCGGCGGTCTGAAACGAGGAGGCCTCGGTGACCTCCTCCTATGATTTGGTGACTTTGAGCGATTTAAAAGGCTGGCTTGGAATCGAGGGCGCTGACGATGATGATTTACTATTGGCTTTGATCAGTCAGATCAGCCGGGGAATCCTCAATTATCTCAACCGGCCGTCGCTTGTTCCAACAACTTATATGGATGTCATCGATGGTACGAACACGACGTCAGTTCTGCTTCGTTATTGGCCGGTCCAGTCTATATCGTCCTGCGTGATAGACGATAGGATCATTCCACGCTCACTGTCCTTTTCTCAAACGGGCTTTGTCTTGGAGCCATCTGGGCTTTTGCCGGCAGGATCAATGCAGCGTCTATCCTTGCGACATGATGTTTTTCATCAGGGCATGCAAAATATTACGATATCTTATTTTGCGGGCTATCAGTTTGCTGAGACCTTTTCTGTGCCTGAAACGGCGCCATTCTCGATTGCGCTGGATGCGCCTTTGGGCATGCCCTGCAGTAACACCGCGGTTATTGACTCCAACGGTCGCACGTTGAGCCTTGCTGCTCAGGACCCCGGCGCTGGCCAATACACCATCGCATCTCAAACCTATTCCTTCAATGCGGCTGATGCTGGCCTCGTGGTCGATATAACCTATGGCTATGTGCCCGCGGATATTGCGATGGCAGCCAAAGAATGGGCAGCCGAACGATATTCTTATCGTTCGCGTATCGGACAATCGTCAAAATCGCTTGGAGGTCAGGAAACTGTGGCCTTCATCGTCAAAGAGGTTCCCGATTTCGTCTCACGTATTCTACAACCCTATCGTTGCGTGGTGACGCCATGATAGATCCCGATGTTCTAAAGCAGAACGTGGAAAATAAAGTTGCAGAGCTCACTGAAAGATTGAAAGCGCTCGTCACCGATAAGCTTTCAGGAGCTCTGCTTCAGAAGCGATCCGGACGACTGCTCGCATCAATTGAAAGCGACTTTCAATATGACGATGATGATCTGACAGGATCTGTCTCCAGCATCGACGTGCCTTATGCCGGGATCCTGGAATATGGCGGCGAGACTTCAGCTCATGAGATTGTCGCCGTAAAAGCCAAAGCCCTGAGTTTCATGGTCGGCGGCGGGAGACGATTTGCGCTGTCAGTCCATCATCCCGGATCCCAGATTCCCCGTTTCGACTTTCTGTCAAACTCGCTTTCTGAACTTCACGGCGAGATCGTTTCCGAACTGACGGATGTCGTATTCGAGACGCTGACACGAGGTTGATCATGGTACGGCGCGAAGACGCTTTGGAAGCTTTGCAGAGTCTTCTCCAAAATGCTTATTCCTGGAAGACGGGCCCGCTACGGCGATTGAAACTGTGGAGCGATGTGCCGCTGACGGCTCGACCGGCCTGTTATCTTTATGAAGGTGGTTCGGAAACTTACTCGTGGGAGATCGCGGCGCAAGCCAAACGCAGTCTGGATATCAAGTTGTTCGTTTATCTGAATACCAAAGACCCAAACAGTATCGGTGCCTCGATGATCAATGATGTGCTTGACGCCATCGATCTCTGTTTCGCGCTGGATGGTTCCGATCAGAGCCTTGGGCGCAAGACATTGGGCGGATTGGTTTACAGCTGTCGAATTGACGGAAAAGTCTTGAAAGATCCCGGCGATCTTGACGGCGATGCGCTTCTCATTCTGCCGATTAAAATCATTTTGCCATAGATCTTCGAAGGGAGATATTTATGTTCAGTTTCGGATCAGGCGTGTTGCTTGGGACGCGCACCGATGTGCCCAATGCTACGCCTATGAACTTCGGTCTTGTCCAGGAAGTGACGATCGAAGAAAGTGCCACCATCAAGGAAATTTACGGCCAATATCAATATCCGCTCGTCGGTGCGCGCGGTTCGATTAAAACGACAGGCAAAGCCAAGGTTGCTCGCATTTCTGGAATGACACTGGCCAATCTCTTTTATGGTGTGACGCCGACGACTGGTCAAATCACGACCTCCTTCGCGGAGCCGGCTGCTGTCCCGGCGAGTTCGTCATATTCTGTGTCTCCAACGCATCTTTCGAGTTTCGATACGGATCAGGGTGTCATCTATGCTGCGACTGGCCTGCCGCTGACGAAGGTCTCGTCATCGCCGACCGTCGGGCAATATTCTGTTTCTGCGGGGGTCTATACATTTTCTGCAGACGATGCAGGAAAGAACGTTCTTCTTACATATACCTACACACAAAGTGGCACGGGCCAGAAGGTCTCCGTGACGAACACTCTCCTTGGTACGACGCCAACTTTTCAGGCTGTTTTCTATACCGTGTTCCAAGGCCAGTCTGTATCGTTGAAGCTCAATAATTGTGTTTCGAGCAAGCTGAGTTTTCAGACCAAGCTCGAAGATTTTACCATGCCTGAATTCGACTTTTCCTGCTTCGCTGATGCCGCCGGAAATGTCATGACCTGGTCGTTCTCGGAGCTTTCCTGATGCGTCCAAACTCGGAACTGATCAAACTTGGCGATATTGAATGGCGCCTACGTCCGTTGACTATCGCGCAGGTACGCGAAATTGAGCCGATCTTGATGGGGCCGGTCGATCAAACGAATAATCTCGAAACGGCGATAAGGATAATTTCGGTCGCCTTGTCGCGTGACCACGGCGTCGCTGCCACCTGTCTGAATGATGTCGAGGCCACGGCTGGTGAAATCAGCAAGGCGATGGCTGTGGTTCTGCGGCTTGGCGGTTTCATCGATGATGGCGCTGCCATGGGGGAAGCGGATGCGGGCAGGAGCGCGACAAGCCTGCCCGCATAAATTTCGATCTTATTTATGCGCGTCTGATGACCGGCTGTCATTTTACGCCCGCGCAAATCGATGAGCTTACGATCTTCGATGTCGAAATGCTCTTTAAATATTGGAACGAATTTCCGCCCGCGCATGAAATTTTGAAATGCGTTTGCGGCGTGAAATCCGCGCAAAAAAACTCGATCCCATCGCGGTCCAATGAAGACCCTAGCGGGATAGGTGCGTTGATCGCTCGCTTTCCAAGCGGGCTCGTCCGCTAGTTACTCTTGGCATATCAACATCGGTGAACCCATGTCGGATGACGTTACGGTCAAATTCAATGCCGATATTTCGAATCTGCAAAGTGGGTTGCAGCAAGCTTCAACAGGCCTGCAAGCGACAAACACAATGCTCTCGAGCAGCGCGGCGCAATTCGCCAGCAGTTTCCAGGCAATAGGCCAGGCTGTTTCCAATGGATTGGCAAAGCAGGTTTCCGACAGTCGGGCATCGAGCGACGAGATATTACAGATTGCGCGTATCGGTGCCCGCGAACAATTCGACATCACGAACAATAATATAAAGCAGCAAAGCTCGGCGGTTCGTGAAAGCGCGCAATTATCGCAAATATCTCACGATGAAGAATTATCGCGTTTACTGGCTCTTGAGCAAGCTCGTGAAGTCTCCGAAGAAAATTATCTGCGTACCGTTCGCGACACCTATACGCAGGGGAGTGTCGCTTTCGCCGAGAATCAGCGCAAGATCGATGAGCTTGCGAGCCAGAGCGCGCTTCGGCGGCAGGAGATCGAGCGCAGCGTGACGCGCGAGATTTTCAATGATTATCGTCAGAGCTTCGATCAGATTGCTTCAAGTCTGGCGAGTTCGATCATGCAAATGATACGCGGCCAGCAATCCTTTGGTCAGGCAGCTCGCACTGTTGCTCTGTCTATCGTTCAAAGCTTCATTCAGGCGCGGCTTCGATCGGTTGCCGATTGGGCGGCAGGTCAATTGGCGCAAGTCGCGGCGACCAATGCAGCTGAGACGGCGAAAACGGCGGCGGTGACTGCTGGCGAAACGACACGGACGAGCGCTGTTTCCACCGGAGCGGCCGCCTCGAGTTCGATTACTTTCGGCTCCATGATTTCGCAAATATTGGCATCGGCGAAAGAGACATTCGCCGGCATATTCGGGTTCCTGTCTCCTTTGATGGGACCCGCTGCCGCTGGACCGGCTGCTGCGGGTGAAGCTGTTGTGGCCGGGATGGCGAGCTTTGCCGTCGGCTCCTGGGCTTTGCCCTCCGACATGATTGCGCAGGTTCATGCAGGTGAAATGATCGTACCTGCGTCCGCGACACCTTGGGCACAATCGCTCATGTCGAATGCCGCGGGTTCGAACTCGGGAAACGTCACGGTCAATCACGCGACGCATTTCAACATAAGCGCTCTTGATTCGAAGGATGTATCTCGATGGATTCAAAGCAATGGCAAGGCAATCATGAAAACCGTCAATGAAGGCGTTCGATTAGGCACGCATCTGGGTTTCAAACGGTTGCAAAGCTGAGAGACAATGTCTTTTCTCAAAGGCGTCACATTACTGCCATCGACCGGCGAATTTACATATGATCCGACTGCCTATAAGGGTCGCAGAATTACCGAAGCCAGTTTGCAAGCCATCAATCTCTACGCAAGCGATGGAGCGGGAGATCGAACCGACTTTTCGATTGCTATTGATCAGTTGCATACTCAATTTCCGGATTGTGAAACGATTGGCGTCGTTGTCTCTTGGTTTGGTTCGTCGACCAATGCTTCAGTGTGCTCGATATATCCATCTACGACTTACATAGGCGGGACTTTCGAAAACGAAAGCGGCATTACAGACTTCTGGAGATGCTCTGGATTAACGCAAATGAGCGATGGCCTCATTTCACTGCCGAAAAGTGGTGACTCCTTCATTTATGGAGGCACGCCGTCGGATCAATCGATCGTGCGGTGTCTGCAAAATCTGAAGACGAGGGGATACCGTGTCGTCTTCTATCCTTTTATCTTGATGACGGCATCGGGCTTTCCGTGGCGCGGAAGAATCACGATGGATGGGGATGATGTTTCGGCGGAGGTAAACTCCGCCATTTCGGCGTTTTTGGGGACTGCAGCACGTGCCGATTTCACGGGTGACGCTGATAATCTGACGGTCTCTTATAGTGGTCCATCGACAGATTACACCTACCGGCGAATGATTTTGCATTACGCGAATTTATGTGTTCTTGCAGGAGGCGTGGATCTGTTTCTCCTCGGCTCAGAATTGCGAGGCCTCGAAACCCTGAGAGGTCCTTCATGGACGAAGGAGGGTGCATCGCAAAGCGATGGGAGTGTCAGATGGGATTATCCTTTTGTTGACAGCCTCATTGCTCTCGCAGCCGATGTGAGAGCGATTTTCGATGATGCGTCGCTGCCGAAAGACAAGACAGCATTGAAAAATCTTATCTCTTATTCAGGCGACTGGTCTGTGTGGATGGGTGTTCAACACGCCGGTGCAAATGGTCAATGGCCGCACCTCGATCAATTATATGCAGATGAAAATATCGATCTTGTTTGCTTCGATAATTATCTGCCGCTGTCCGATTGGACGACAGGCGATAATGGTCTCGATATCATTCATTGGAGCGACGAACGGCCCGATATTGCAAATTGGCCTCCCTCTTCATCGCATATGAACGGCCTTGGCCTTTCGGGGCAGCCGAGTCTTCATGATATCGATTATCTAAAAGCCAACATCGAAGGCGGTGAAAAATTCAATTGGTTCTACGTGAACAGTGAAAATGGTGGGCGTGGATTTGATCCGAACGCCTCTGACCTTCGGATATCCTTACCCATTGGAGATCGGCTGACTCAAGATCGTCAAGCCTATTATAAGGATCAAGAATTACTCGCTAACAAGCAGATTCGCTGGTGGTGGAACAATCAGCACAAAGCAGTCTATGATACGAGCGATGGAAACGGTTGGATCCCCCGCGGCGGTTTTACTCGATGGCAGGCACAATCAAAATCGATTGCATTCATTGAATATGGCGTTGCAGCCTGTGACAAAGCAACGAACCAGCCTAACGTTTTTTATGATCCGAAGTCATCGGAGAGTTTCACAGCCTATTGGTCTATCTGGGATCGGGCGTCGAGCGGTTATAGCCCACGGCAAGATTACGAACTGCAACTTCTGTATCTGCGGGCTATGTATGAATATTGGGTTGATGATGGAAAGAACGAGATTTCCAACTCTGGCCTATCAATGATCGAGCCGATCTTCATGCTGGCATGGAACTGGGACGCGCGACCTTTCCCTGCTTTTCCGCAGCGAACAGATCTTTGGGGTGATGCAGAAAATTGGCCTGCAGGACAATGGGTTTCCGGCAAGGGCCCATTTCTGTCGCCGCCAGTTGCAGGCGCTACGCCGGCAGCTGGAATTTTGTCAAACTTTCCGAATGTGAAAGGGCGTAGTTGGTCACAGCACTTTAGCCCGATTTATTCAGTTCCAGCGTGCCTGCATGCTTCCGGTCGTCAATCGCGAATTGCTACGTCGTCATCGCCCAACTGGGAAATCGAATTGAAATATGACGTGCTCACGATGGATGTCGTCCAGGACCTGCAATCAATCTTCGGCTTTTTTCTGGCGAGTGTCGGACGCTTTCTACCGTTTTATCTCGAGGTTCCTGCTGAGCTCGGCATGGGAGATAAGCTGATCTGTCGTTTCGATGAGGATGAAGAGGATTTCGAAGAGTTTATGAATCGCGTTTTCACCCTTCAATCGTTGAAACTAGTCAGTGTGCCGTCATGACGCCACCACCCTATTTTCCTGTTCTTCCAGGACAAGGATGGTCAGTTCACAAAAAGCCGTTGTTTTCGACATTGGTTGCCGGTCACACCTCCGGGCGAGAAGTGCGTAGCGCATTGTTCGCTGAACCGCTTTATGATTTCGAACTGGTGATTGATGGATTATCTGCCGGAACGAACTATCCCGGATTGGGGAATTCTTCACTCCAGAGTTTGATGGGCCTCTATCTTGAATGCCAAGGATCTTTCGGCACTTTTCTTTATGATGACCCGACAGACAATGTCGCACAAACGCAACTCATAGGCTCTGGTGACGGTACGACGACCGATTTTACTTTCAAGCGCACGATCGGATCGGCGACGACTGCCGTCTCCTGGGTGGAGGCTGTCGGTGCTGTGAAACTCGACAATGTCACGGCGTCCGGATGGACCCTGGTTCAGCCTAACACACTGACCTTCTCTGTCCCACCTGCATCGGGATCAATTATCACAGCTGATTTTTCTTATGCATTTTTATGCCGATTTCTCGATGATCAGATCGACTTCGAAAATGTTCAAGCCGGCCTCTGGACGATTGGTTCTGTGAAATTTCGAAGTGTGAAACCATGAAGGCGGCCTCGGACAGTTTGACTGCCTTTTTAACTGGTCTGATCGCGCAGGACGATGTTCATGCTCTGATGGCCGATTGCTACACATTTACGCTACGATCGGGATTGAAGCTGACCTACGCGAACTCTGACGTTCCGATCGCATTGAATGGATATGTTTACGCCGCCGATTCCGTATTGGTAAGCGGTCTGCGCTATCATTGTTCGGCGGGGCTTGATGTGGACCAGCAGCAGATCACTCTTAGCGCGCGATTGAGCGACACGATTAACGGCGTGCCTTTTCTCCAAGCGCTTCGATCAGGCGTTTTTGACGGCTGCGAAATACAGCGCGAGCGGGCTTTTCTGGAATCCTGGACAAGCCCACCTCTCGGTAGCGTAATCTTGTTTAAGGGGCGGATCGGCACGATAGATCAGATCGGTCGCACGGCGGCACAGATTACGGTCAATTCGGACATGATCCTTTTGGACATCAACATGCCGCGGAATCTCTATTCGCCACAATGCGTCCATGTTCTTTATGATTCGGGTTGTGGTCTCATCAAGAATGCGTTCAGCAATACGGGTTCGGTGGAAAGCGGTTCGACGAAAACGACGATCGTTTGGAGTTCGGCCACGAGCAATTTCACGCAAGGCACTATCCTTTTTTCATCGGGTTCGAATGCGGGCATTTCTGCAACGATCAAGGCCGTTCAAGGTGATAATCTCTTTCTGGCATCGGCTCTGCCGAACCCACCTGTGGTAGGTGATCTGTTCACGGTTTTTCAGGGATGTGATCACACTTTATCCAGCTGCCAAAGCCAGTTCAACAATCGTGATCGGTTTCGTGGTTTTCCTTATGTCCCGCCGCCCATTGCTGCTTACTGACTTTCACTAACGATAGGACTTTTAATGTCCGAGATAGATCAGCGGAGTGCTGTCATTGCATCGGCTCGTCAATGGCTTGGCACGCCTTATCATCATGCCGCCGATATAAAAGGCGCGGGCGTCGATTGTGGAATGCTGATCGTTCGTGCCTTTGTTGATACGGAAGTTTGCGAGCCTTTTGATCCCCGTCCATATGAAGCCGATTGGCATTTGCATCGTGGTGAAGAGCGTTACCTGGGCTTTGTTCTTGATCGTTGCAGAGAGGTCGAAACGCCCTTGCCTGGTGATATTATCGTGTTTCGGTATGGCCGTTGCTACAGCCACGGCGGTATCGTCACGAAAACGGATCCTTTGTGTCTCGTGCATGCTTTCAGGTCCGCCGCCTGCGTGCTTGAAGAAGAGTTGCATTGCAATACCGAACTGAATTCAGAAAAGCGCAAACGGCGTTTTTTTTCATTTTGGGGTAGATGAACGATGGGTGGTCATCATACGAGTGCAACTGTCGTCACGCCATCCTATACGGGGCTTCAACTTCAGACGTCGACGAATGCAATTCCAATTGCAATTGTCTGGGGGACAAATCGCATCGCACCCAATATTATATGGAACGATGATTTTGCTGCAGTCCCGCAATATACGGCGAATCCGAGCAGTGGAAAGGGTGGAAGCGGTGGAACAAGCTACTCCGTCTCTGGTTACAATTATCAGACAGCGATCATTCTCGCTTTATGCGAGGGGCCGATTGCAGATATTGGTGCGATATGGCAGGGACAAAGCCTTTACAATCTTGAAGATTTGCAATTATCGAAGTTCGGCGGCGATGCCTCGCAAGTGAGCTGGGGCTATCTCGGCAGCCGCCACAGTGACGAGACGCTCGTCTATCCCGGGCTCGCCTATCTCGCATCCTCAAATTTCTCGCTCGGATCAAGTGCCGCCCTCGATTTAAATTGGATCGAGGTGAAGGGTTATGAATCCGGCTCCATTCATTTGAATGGTTTCGATGCCGATCCGGCTCTCATCATCGAAGACTTCTTGACGAATGCCCAATATGGAGTTGGATTTCCTGCAGCATCGATCCATGCGGCGAGCCTGTTTGGAAGCTCCGGCGGGAATTCCTATCAAGCCTATTGCGCGGCTGCAGGTTTGGCTCTGTCGCCGGCATTGGTCAATCAGGAGGCCGCGAATACGATTCTCGGCCGCTGGCTACAGTTGACGAATGCTACAGCCATCTGGTCGGGCGGATTTCTCAAGATCATTTCTTATGGCGATTCCGAGATCGCGAATGGTGACATCACGTTCGTTCCTAATTTGGAACCGGTCTATCATTTGACGGATGACGATTTTGTCTATTCTGATGGGGAAGATCCTGTCGGCATATCGCGCCAGGATCCTTATGCTGTCTATAATATGCAGTCGCTTGAATTTCTCGATCGCTCCAACAGTTACGCGGCGACTCCCATCACCGTCTTCGATCAAAACGCTATTGATTGTTTCGGGCTGCGAATTGCATCTTCCGTGAGTGCACATGAAATTTGTGACGCCAATATCGCGATGCGTTCAGCACAGCTCATTTTGCAACGCGGGCTCTATATCCGCAATAATTTTTCGTTCAAATTATCCTGGGAATATTGCCTTCTGGAACCCATGGACATCGTGACGATCTCAGACGCTGCTCTGGGGCTTGATCAATCGCCCGTCCGTATTTTGGAGATAACCGAAGACGACAATGGCCTTTTATCGATCATCGCTGAAGAATGTCCGGACGGCGTGGGAACTGCTTTTGCTTATGGGGCGCAGGCAAGCAGTGGTCGGCTCACTGACCGCAATGTTGCAGCGAGCTCCGTCAATCCGCCTCTTATTTTTGAACCGCCTGTCGCGATCAGTTCTACGGGGCAGGCCGAAGTTTGGATTGGAGCATCGGGTGGTGATGGCACGACCGTCGATCAGCATTGGGGTGGCGCGATCTTATGGGTCTCACTCGATGGAGTAAGTTATTCTTCCATCGGCCTCCTGTCCAAACCTCTGAGGCAAGGTGTATTAACTGCGAGTTTTGCAAACAGCACATCGGCGCAGTCTGATCATCTGCCTTTCGTCAATAATGATGCTTCCCATAGTTTGCAGGTGGATCTAAGGCAAAGTGGTGCGTCGCTGATCTCCGGAAGTGACCAGAGCATTTCGAGAGGTTCACCTTTGGCGCTTGTCGGCAATGAGCTTCTGGCATTTCGAGATGCGGCGCTCATTGCTCAGAATCAATATTCGCTATCTCAATTCGCACGCGGACTTTATGGTTCGCCACAGACAAGCCATGCCGCGGGCACTCCATTCGTACGCCTCGATGAATCGATTTTCAAATATGTGCTGCCGGACGGTTATGTAGGAAACACGCTGCATCTGAAGTTCCAAAGCTTTAATGTTTTTGGTGGTGGTGTTCAGGATCTGGCCGAATGCACGGTCTATTCTTACGAAATTCTGGGCTCTGGAAATTTTGGTGCGGTCGCGAAAGCTTTGACGATGGGAACGAACGTCGATTGCGGTTTGGCAAGCGGGCCGTTCTCGCAAATGGATGATTTCGGTAGAGCCAGCGACATCTATTCAAGCTTTATCGATGTGGGGCTTGCATCGTCCTGATTAATGGTTTCAACTTTAAGGATTTTTGATGAGTATCAGACTTCAGCATCTGCGTGAAGCTTGGTCTTATTTGTCGACATTCATCGGCAAGGTTGGTGAGCTTGTCATTGATACGACGAACAATCGCGTGATCGTTCATGATGGGACGACTCCCGGCGGATGGCCAGCAGCAAAACTTGCAGAGGTTTTGACGGATCCTCCAGGAAATTTGACCGCCGTCGGAATTGGAACCACTGCAGATCTGACCAACCCCTTGTCGGTTCATGGAACGGCGTCGCTTTTCGGCAGCAGCAGCGACGTGCGCGTCAAAGTCAACAAAGCGAACACCAGCAACACGGGCAGTTTTCTGTTTCAGACGGGCTTTTCGGGACGCGCGGAAATTGGCCTGATCGGCGACGATAAATTTCATTTCAAAATATCGTCTGATGGTACGAGCTGGTCGGATATTCTCGTACTCGCCGTAAGTGGAAGCGCTTCCGTGGTGCAGCTCGGTGGCCTGATGAAACTCGCTTCCTTTACGGTCTCGACGCTTCCATCGGGCAGTGCGGGGGCAATTGCTTTTGCGTCGGACGCGCGCGTTTTCAATGGTGCTGGCACGTTGGAAGCCGCAGGCTCCGGGAGCGGCGGACTGGTTGTTCATAATGGAACGGCCTGGAAGATTGCTGGAACCAATCAGACGGTTTCCGCGTGAAGACTTTTGCCCGGTCGCATTTTTCGTGTGCCGATAGCAGTCTTATTGCGAACGAAAGAGCAATTTTTAAAAGGAGACATTTATGTCTGGATCAAGACATGAGACCATCGGGTTTCGTGCAGGGTTCATCGTCTTTCTTGGCCTGATGAGCCTTTCCACTAATGTGCTTGGCGTGTCGCCGAAGCGCTTCCTATTGTCATCGACGAGTTGGAGCGATCTGGGCACGGGATCAATGTTGTGTCAGGCAAATGGTCAGCCCGTATCAATATCGATGGCCGAGACTCAACCGGATTCAAACGATGCCGGCTTTCTGATCGGAACGACGGACGCCTCGCCGACAAGCCTTATTCCTGCCTCTTCGGTTGCGCATATCTGGGCAAAAGCGAGCGGCGGTAATGCGAGGAGTGTCGTGACCTGTGAAGCCGCTGGAAATTCGACGCTCAATCCGTCAGTCGTTTCGCAGGCCGGCTCAACAGGCACAGATTTCAGCATCAATGCGTCAAGCATTCCAGCTGCGGGTCTCAGTCTGTTGCAGACGATTGCGGCCAATCCCTCTCGCTTTTCCGTTGAGGTGCAAAATCAAAGTGCGGGCCTGATCCAGGTTGTGCGTGACGATGGCTCGGGCAATAATCAGACGAGCATCCTGCTTGCATCGGGCGGCAGCAATGGCGCTCAAGGCGGTGGATGGTCGAGCATGTCTTTCAAGGGGCGCTTGCGTATTTATGGCGTGTCGGGCGCGCAAGTTGCCGCTTATCAGGATTGATCGAATGACCTTCAAAGGCTTTTTTTTCACGGCTGGGCTTATCGCCTTTGGCAGTACGGCATATGCCGATGCAAGCCTTCCTCCGGTTAATGTTCCGCCCGGACAGCAGATTATCGCCAACCGTGGTGAGTTGCCGTGGTACAGCAATTCGGCAGGCGGCGGCAGCACGAATTATACACGTGGCGAATATCGGCAGAAGCTTACCTTTGCGCCGGTTGCAGCCTCCGATCTGCGCATCTGCTATGGCAATTATTATTCATCCACGCCGGCGCCGACAGGCGAGGCGCCTGGCCTCAATGCAATTACGATTGAGGCAGGCATCGAGCTGACAAGTCCTGCGACGACCGTGATGGCGACGTGGAGCGGTGCGAAGACGATTACGCTTCAGCCCGGCGCACAAGCTTGCTCCGATGCAATCCCCGTCGATACGCCGGCCAATGGCATAGGTTATCTCCGTACCGGCGTGACGGTTGCCTCCGGCAATTTCTGGCCGACTGCCACTTACTTTTATTCTTCTAGCTCTGACGGCCTTATTGAAAGTACTTCGGCGGCAAGTCAGATCGCGAACACAGGCGCTTTGAGCGTGCCCTCCGGTGGCGCGATTGCTCCCTCGAGCACAGGCTTTCCGGCGCTTGCCATTCTCGGCACGCCAAAGAGCAAGATCCGCTCGGCCATCATTATCGGCGACAGCATTTCGATCGGTGTCGCCGATACGAGCGCGGGCGATGGCAATGGCAATGTAGGCTTCATCTCTCGGTCGTTAGCCGCCAATGCGATTCCCTATACACGTCTTGGCCGTACGGGCGAATATTTGCAAGGCGAAGCTGGCGCGCCGGGAATTCTGCGTCGCTTCTATGCTCGCCATGCGACCGTTGCGGTAACGAATGGCGGAACGAATGATCTCACAGCAAGCCGCACGGCATCTGCGGTCGAGACCGATCTCACGACGCTTTGGACGGCGCTGAAAGCGCGTGGCATCAAGGTCTATCATGTGCTTTTGCCACCGCATACGACCTCGACGGACGCATGGGTGACGCCAGGCAATCAGACTTATGCGACGGGTTACGCTCCGGGCGGCGCGCGGGATCAGATCAACGCATGGGTCAAATCGCAGGTCGGCATTTTGATCGACGGCTATTTCGATCCCGCACCTTACGTTGAGGACGCGGCCAATCCCGGCAAGTGGGCGAGCCCGGCATCAGCAGCGGCGGCCTATACGCCGGGCGTTGCTCTGACGACTGACGGCCTGCATCCCAATGCGACAGCCACCACGGCTTTGACATCAGGCATGACGTCATTCGTCGCCGGTTTCTGACGCGTAACTGATCATAGTTGAATGGCTATGCATTAATTCTCCGGCCCGGTAATCGGCGTGGCGGCGAGAAGCAACTTGTCGATCGTGTCGCGTAGAGCCTTCATGGCGCGCAGGCTTCCCCTCAGATGGACCGTTACGACATGATCGGCGGAGATTGATCCTTCTTCCTTGCCATTGGTTAAGACCTGCGCGGCAAGCGTAATGCGCCCGATGTCGTGCAGGCTACCGAAGAACGGGACTTCGTCGAACGAAACGATCGGAGCGCGATCACTACCGTGAAGGGTTGGCGTGTGATGTGACTCATGGCTCTGTCCCGCATGTTCTGAAATCGACGGTTTCTGAAAAGACGTCATCGCAGTGTCCCTATCGCGAACAAAGGCTTTCATGTTTGGAAAGCCAGCTACTCATTTATTCCGAAATTTAGGCTGATTGAGATCGGCTGCAAGTCCAATTCGAAGGCAATGATATGAACCAGGACCAAATCATTTCCCTTGTAAGGCAAATTCTTCTGACTTTGGGTGGCAGCCTCGTCGGTAAAGGTTATGTCGATGACGCGACCATGACAATGATTGTAGGTGGCATTGTGTCTCTGATGACGGGTTTCTGGGGCCTTTATGCGCGGCGTGAAAAAGGACTCATTGCGTCCGCGGCCGCGCAGCCGAGCGTCTGCAAAATTGTCGCATTGCCTACCATGGCGCATGCCATTCCAAGCGCGAAGGTCGTGGCCGTCGCGTCTGACGACTAGTGTTCATTGATGAACATTACGAAAATTGATCTCGGTGCTGCTCTCGATTTGCTCGGAATAGTCATCGCAAAAGAAGGCCCATTTCAGGCCGCCAGCGATTTGAAGCTTCTTGTCGGACTGTTGCAGAGCCCGAAGTTCGACATATTGGCTTTGGCGAAATCGGGCGAACTTTTGCCATTGATTGAAGCGGGTCTCAGGCTGTTTCCGGTCCTTGCCGTGATCCTCAATGATCGGGACCAGACCGCGCGGCTCATTGATCTTTTGCAGTCACTGCAGAGCGATTGAAGCTCGCTCACACGTTTTCTGAAAAGAGGATTTTAAATGTCAAACCCAGTTATAACGGGTGCGTTGACGCTCGCCTTTTGTTCCTCTCTCGCGGGATGCGCGTCGACACAAAGCGATTCGACGTCCACGATACCGAGCACGGATTTTGTCACCGAGGTTCAAGCCCTGGCACTGACGGCCTGCGCATTCGTGCCGACAGCGGACACGATTGCAAAACTCTGGCTGGCAGAAAGTGGCGCTGCCGCGGGCACCGAGGCGCTCGCCAATCTCACGGCACAAACTGTTTGCCAGGCCTATGCGTCTCTCATCTCGCCAAAACAAACTCTGAAGAATCGCCAACTACCAAAGCCAAAAGCAAATGGCTTTGTGGATTATGGTTCTGTCGTCGTAAACGGGCAGTCAGTCGAAATCGTAGGGCGCCCAAAGCCATGACGGCGGCCCGCAAGATTGGTGGATATGGCTGGCGCAGAGACTCGCTGGACCGGCGCGATCATCCGTTTCGACCGAGCATTATGCATCTGCCTGATGCAGTAGATCTGCGTGCTCACTGTCCGCCTGTCATGGAACAAGGAACGCTCGGCGCTTGCACAGCGCATGGAATTATAGCGGCCATGCGTTTCACCGCCATGAAACAGGGTGGATCTGACAAAGCTCTTTCGCGATTGCAGCTTTATTACGACGAGCGCAAGATTGAAGGTACGCTTGATAGTGATTCCGGCGCGGAAATTCGCGACGGCATTAAATGCGCTGCATCCTTCGGCGTCGCACCAGAAACTCTATGGCCTTATCAAGTCGAAAAGTTCCAGCAAAAGCCGTCTCGGCAAGTCTATCAAAATGCATCGTTGCACAAAGCATTGAGCTATCAGCGTGTCGGAAATGCGGATGGCTCGGCGACGGCCGTCGAAATAAAATCGGCATTGGCATCCGGCTTTATCGTCGTCGGCGGCTTCAATGTGTTCGAACAATTTGAAAGCGATGATTGCGCGAAGAGCGGTATCATTCCTATGCCGGATACCGATGATAAGCCGATCGGTGGCCACTGCGTTGCCTTCGTCGGTTATGGACAGAAGCAGGGCTGCATAACTGCCATGAATTCCTGGGGGGCGACATGGGGCGATAAAGGCTATTTCTATGTTCCGGAAGCCTATCTTGAAGAGCAGGGTTCGGATTTCTGGATCATAACGAGGGTGAGTCCATGACTCACATCATCATTCTCATTTGCAGTATCTACATTCCGCCAGATCACTGTTCGCGCGACAATGCTGTCGATGTCATTTATCGCGACGTCCCCTTTGGAAACATGGGCATTGCTGCGCAGACGGAAGCGATTCAAGCCGGTATTCAAACAGATATTTATCATTATGAAAAAATTGCCATGCGCAGATAAAACCGGATCATCTCATGAATGACCGGTTTCGTAATCGAAATCGCCGCTCTGTCGATCCTGCTGCCATCGAACAGCGTGTCTATGACACGGAAGAGCAGATAAGATCGTTCAAGAAAGAGACGAGCGAACAAATCGCCAGACTGGGTATCGATACACACACCCAGATCGCCGAGTTGCGACAGGACAGCAAGGTCCAGATCATGGCGCTGCGACGGGAATCGCGCGAAGATCTCGGCGCGTTTCGTGGCGAGGTGAAGCAAAGCCTCGAACATATTGCCGATAAGCTCGACATCCAGCTGACGCGAAGCGCGGATAATTCGAAAGTCAATTGGAGCGCCATCCTGGGAAGCTTTGCTGGATTGGGCGCTTTGCTGATCTCATTTTTCGGCGTCATAGGTTCGCTTGCAAAAGCGCCGATCGACGCTGAGCTGATCCGCCTTGGTAGTGAGATAAAGGCCGTCACGGCGGATATGGTGCCGCGATCTGAAATCAAGGAGCGGCGCGCTGCGGATAGCGACAGGTTCGAGCGTCTCCAGTTGCAAACGGACAGGCTTGCGCAAACATCAGCACGCGCCGACAGCTTTGCTGAATTGAGAGAAAGCTTGAAGCAGGCAAGCGAAATTCAGAAGGCTGCCAATCAGCATGAGCTGAACAGAATGAATGCGGAGATAAGATCTCTTCAGGCCGCGCAGACAGACAAGGTGAAGAGAAACAAAACGCCATAG